TGCTAGTCTTACCCTCGCCCACTTGCTCAGACGAGACAAGCCAATTGCATACTCCTGAACTGAGCCAACACTTCTGACATTAGAAGCCAAGTTGGTTATGACAGCAGCGTTGCCGGCGATGTTCGTCGCGGTCCTATAAGTTCCGCTTTCAGTTGCCGATGTTTGCAGCGTGAATGTAGTCGTACCTTCATTAGTAACAGCAGCAGGACCGATTTGCACCAGCCACGTTGCGTTACCCTTGTATGCCGACACGTCTACTGCTGTGCCAAGACTGTTCGATACAGCCTGTGACTGCTGTCGCGCAGATAGCATTTCGATGTAGTTCATCTGATTAGCGTCTGTGCCAAAACTCGGCATAGCGCAAGCCGCAACCACTGCTATCGACTGTAATATTTTCTTCATCTTTTCGATTTCCTTAATTCGGCCCGCGCAGTATTGCTACGCGAGCCGTAAACAATAGTTAGTCTTTAGTTATGAAGTTACAGTTGCATTATAGGCTAATGCCTCACCCAATCGAACCATAACATCTGTATCCTGTAGCCCAACAATCCGAAGACCGCCAGAAGAAGACAGAGTTGCCGTATCCATGTTCAGGTCTATCCCTGCACCCCATACACCGATCACTACGGTAGACCACGCACCGAAGAATAGGCTGTTTGCACCAACATCTTCAGTTACAAGGAACTCACGCCCAAGCATCATATTGTTGTCAGGATTCAGAACAAACTGCGCGGTCGATGTTGACTTATCAGTCGCGGCCATCTTTGCCCATACCTCAGCAGTCCCTATCCACTTCTGACCATCAGCAGGAGCTGAATCAGCAAGGATAGCACCTGGGAACCCAAGCATTTCTGCATAGGTCGGAGTGCCTTGCGTAACGGAAGGATTGTTAATCCCACTAGCGCTAGTGATCGCGGAAGGTTGCCCATCTCCGCCAGTACCCTGGAACACACCAACCTGGATCGTGCGAGCGATGCGCTGAATAATCTCATCGCGTACCATAAACTCAGCGTCTGGTGTACTTTGTAGAATTAGACGCCGAGATATGTCAGTCATGACTCCGCAAGTGTGAGGCGTTCCAGTAACCTGCCCAAGAGTCGGCTGGCTTTCTGTGATCGTTCCACTTTCTGATACCCAGTAACCAGTAGAACCGGCACTCATCTTCGGGATAGCGATATCACCAGCCAATCCGGTCAGATAGCTAACACCTGCATTGCCAAGAACCATATAGGTGCGAAGCAAATCAATGAACTCACTTGCATATAGGTTTGTAGCAACAGAAGATGAAGACGTGCCAGAGACAGTGAAATCTCTTTTAGCCAATACGGCGTGAGGGATGATGAACTGCCCACCGCGCTTGCTACCCATGCCGAGCTTGCGGCACTCATCGTTGATATCGCGCTCAAATTGGATATCGACATTCATGCCCATAGCATCGCGCAGCACATTCTGAACCGAATAGTTGCGAAGCAACTTGTTTTCTGTCTCAACATCGCCGCCAATAGGAGCAACTATTGTCTGAGCTGGTGCTACAACTTCTGACTCGCGAGTCTCGAGCACTTCGATCTGACTACGTTGCTCAGTAAGTGCCACTCCTTGCGCTTCAACTATCTGCGCATCAAGTGCGGACCTAACGCTGTCGGCTGTGCTGTCGTCGCTGATAAGCGCCTGAACTCCAGCCGCGTCAATACCATGCTCTGCACCGCGTGCGAACAATGCTGCCATTTCTTTTCCAGTAAGCATTTTTCTTTCCTCTTTCTTTTCAATAGGCACATTTTGCGCCACGATTGTTTTGTCAGCGCGATTCACGCCGACGCTTGTATCTGCCGGAATAGGCTCAAAACTGGCTTCATATGGAGTCCAAGACATAACCCGAACCACCGGGATTCCGTCTTGCTCGCCTTCCAGTTTCATGCTTTCGGAATCGGTCATGTAACCAACACTCACGTTTTTCCGAAGCATATCAAGCGCATCCTGCTCAATCTCTTTTGCACGACCACCAGAACAGAAGACAACCGGCCCCCCCATCTTGCGATCACCAATAGAAACATCCATCAGTCCTATCTGGTCCCCATAGTGCGTATCTTGGATAACCAGACCATCTTGCATCCTTGACTTGTCAATGCTTGAATCTGAATGATCAAGGATCTCCCATACGCGCTGATATTCATTATTGAAATATGTATATGTCAACACTGGTTCTTCGCTACTGACGCTCATACGAACAGATGCTGGCGTGTCGCCATCTGCTGCACGAACATCAATCACCGCTGCCCGCATAGCCATCTTCGGGTCTTCGGTTGACGTTGGTTCCGCTACCGCTGCCCGCTTCTTGATTCCTGTTTTCTTGTTACGCTTCATCTGCTGACCCCTTATTGACCGATTGCTTGTTTATCATATTAGTTGCCGCATCGGATGGAACGCCCGCCGCTGTCAGTAATGCTACTGCCGGTTCTGCATCGATGCTACCCATTGCGTACTGTTGCAGTATATCGACCGATGCCGTGATCTGCGCACCGTTCAATGCTGGTACGGCGTCTTCTGAATCACCAGCAACAAGCACCTGCTCACGCTTCGCAATCTCGACGTTGTTTGCATAGTCGCCACCCATCTCTGCTGCAACTTCTGTGTTTGTCTTCCAGTTGTTTTCGACGGATATCACAGAAGCATTAACGTCCTTCATGGGATCAACCCACATCCACCGGCGACCACGTATCTTGTGTTCTGCAAACTTATCGTATTTGCTTTCAGGCATCTCGCCGCTGATTGGTGACAATAGAAACGAGTCGAGCCAAGCCAGAAACATTGGCGACTTGCTCTGGCTAATCATATCATTCTGCAACATGATCCACTGATCACGTTCTGCTATCGTGCCAACTCGAACGGAAGAGAATGAAACACCAGCCCAATCATTTGCAAAGTTTGAATATTCAACTCCAAGCCCGCTTGCGACGTCCTTCAACATTGACGACTTGAATGCGGTTACTTCCTTATTCGGATGCTGTGGAGTATTGATTTCTGCTTTCCATCCTGCGGGTAGAATCTCTCCTTGCCCTGGCTCTTTCTCTGCCATCAATGCCGATGCTGCATCCTTGTTCGCATCTGTGGTCAAGTCCTGAAACTCTTCTTCGTCACCCTTCTCTGCGTAATATGTTCGAACGCTGCACGCTTCATCACGCGCTGCGGTCAACTCCGCTTCGTTGTAAGAGTCAACCATTTTCAAAGTCTTCAAGCTGGCGTGCGCCCACGGTATCCCACGCGGCTGATCTTCATCCTCTTGCGTAAACCCGTGTATGATTTCTTCTTTTGGTATCCTGCAAAGTGTCTTGCCTTGAACTGTCTGCATTGGATAAGCATCGGTAGGAGTTGCTGAAAACCAATACGCTACAGGTCTACGCGTACCCATCTCCATTTCAACACCACAATTGACAAACGTACCGCTGCCAGTATTGGTCACATTGTAAGTATGATCACACCAATCCGGCCTGATCATCTTGAACGTGATTCCATATGGGTTTGCATTAGTCTTAACAATATAGATAAAATATTCGCCATCTTTCGCCCACGTCTTCGCGTTTAGTCTATCAACTTCATTCGCGTTCTTGCGTCCAGTACATTCAAACCATGTTTGCTTAGTCTTGCGATTACGATAAGTGCAAAAGCGTTTCCAATGATATTCGATCATATCAATTGCTGCATCATCCGGATGAAATCCCGTTGCCGGTCCATCATTAACAAGTGACTTCAATGAGAATCCATCTCCGCCAACCACGTTTGCTGCAACCAACTGCAACCATCGCTTATAGTGCGGCGAGTCTTTCATCATTTCACGGGACCGACCACGCAGCGACGCAAGATAAGACGTAATCTCCGAAGCGGTAAAGCCGCCATCTATGCGCCAACCTGATAGCAAGCGGCTTGTGTCGGAAGCTTCAAAACTCCGAATTCCTCTTGCTGCTGTGCGCCGTTGTTTCTTACGTCTAAAAATATTTCTCATCTGACAGGGAACCTCGCATGAATGATTCTCTTCGGCCTCGTTGCCGTATCAAGTTGCAATCTATAATTTGCATAATTGCGCAGCCTCTCAAGATCATCCATGCTTCGATAAGTAACGCTCAACCCATCGACAGAGAAGCTGCTTTGCGGAGTCGCAGCGAACTCGGCGATAGCGGCATCGACCTTTGCGAGTACGGCGACCCATGAAGACACACGAACAGGAGACGCATCAACTTGAATGTTGCCGCTGTCAACGACTGTAACGCGCTCTGTTGTACTGTTCGTTACCTCGCCGGTAAAGATAACCTTGCCAGGGTCCCATGCCAAAGTCTGCGCGGTCGAAACTTCAAGAGTCCATCCGGTATTATCGCCATTAGCAGTCGCGTCAACGGCAAGAGGAACGGCGGGAGTCGAAGAGAAGTTGTACTTCAATGTGTATTCGGTAGGGAGATAGTTAGTGATGATGATATCCTTTGCCGATTGCAAAGTGTTGTCTGCCGAGATCCATATTGTTTCACCGCCCGTAACTCGCTGCGGTAGGAAGCACAAATTCTTCATGTGGGTATTGTCGCTCGGCCCGCGCACTTTGTAAATAGGCCCAGGCCGCGCTTGTACTGTATGAGTACAAAATAAAACACCCGCATAGCCTCGAAAATTATGCGGGTGCTTTCAGTGTTTGGGTATTTTGTCTTTGAACTAAGCTATGGTTTAGGATCTCCCCATGCGACCTCCTTTGTTGAAGTTGAAATCATATCACACAAACGCGAACTGTCAACACTGCCAATGCCGTTTAATCTCCGCTTCTGTCGGCTCAGTAAACACGCAATACTTCTGCCCGCAGTGCGCGCACTCCTTGCGCCGCGCCATCATCCCTGTAGTCATATCAGGCCGCGTGCCGCCTCCGGTTCGCATCGTGCCATGACCGC